ACAGTAGTAATTACTTGGAACGTTACAGTAGCATAACATGTCATTTCTCTTAAAAGATGCTATCCACAGTTCATTAGTGGATAGTGTTTATAATGAATTCTTATCGCGAAGAGCTAACTATTATTACTTTATTGGTAATATAATTGAGTGGGCGAGCCCTCAGACGCCTGAAACACCTCAAACAACTCAGGATTATGAATACAGTACCCGTAATGGTATTTTGAGCGTTAAGAAAATTAATTTAAGAGACGTGTCTTATGTAGTGCCAAGAATAAACTGGACGACCGGTACCGTATACGATCAGTTCGATGGTAACTACAGTGCTTCTTCCCCTGCATATTCCGGAGCTACTAGTTTAAAGACAGCTAATTTTTATGTATTGACAAGTGCATTTGGGGTATACAAGTGTATATTTAATAACAATAACGCTGTATCAACTGTAGAGCCTTCCGGTCAAGACATAACCACTTTTGCAACAGCCGATGGTTATATTTGGAAATACCTTTACACTATTCCTCTTTCTTCTCAAAATCGTTTTCTGACACCAGACTTTATACCAGTTCAAAGAGCGGTTACTAATGTGTACTATTCTGAAGGTGAAGTAAGTAGTGTTATTATTAATAATGCTGGATCCGGTTATACAAGTAACGATGATGTAACACTAACAGTTACAGGGCAGTTCTTAGGATTATCTGGTAATTCAATAGCTAATCTAACCCCAGTATTTAATACCTCTGGTGAGTTTATTGATGTAAGAATAAAAGATGCAGGTGCAAATTATAAAACTGCATCTATTACTATTAATGATGGTGGCGGAAGAGGTACAAGTTTACTTAACAATATTAGTAATGTAAGAATATTTAATACCGGGGCAGGTTATACCACTGCCACTATTGCTAATACTACAGCCACCATAATTACATCTGGTCTTGCTCAACCTACCTCAAATGCTTTTGCAAATTTAATATTCAGTAGTAATGTTTTAGTTGATATTGTATTAACTAATAAAGGTACAGGGTATACAACTGCTGCTCGAGCAAACACCACTATTACTATTAGTACAACAGGTAATAGTCAACCTACATCTAATGCAACTGCAAACTTATTCTTTGCCACATCGGCTGTATTAACCCCTGTTCTACGTAATGGGTCTATTCATTCCGTTCTAATTGAAGATGAAGGTACCCAATACAGTTCAAATGTCAGTACTACTATTTCAGCAATCGGGGATGGTACTGGTTTTGTAGCTACACCTTTTATTAATTCAGCCGGTCAAGTTGAAGATGTTATTATTGAATCGCGTGGAAATGGTTATTCTTATATAAATTTAACTGTTGCTAGTGCAACAGGCACTGGTGCAAATATATTTGCTAATCTTTCTGTAGATGATATTGATACTTTACAGACAGTGGTTGAGTTGTCCGCTGTAAATGGAGGTATCCACGCTTTCAAAGTTAGTAATGTAGGTAACGGATATTCATATGCTAACGTTACTATAGCAGGTGATGGCATTAATTTTACAGGTAATGCTGTAATAGTTAATAATACTATAAGTTATATTTCTGTGTTAACACCAGGTTACGGGTATACCAATGCCAATGTAACTATAACGGGTAATGGGGCTAATGCAAATGTGTCTGCTATATTATCTCCATACAGAGGTCATGGTAGTGACCCGGTCAGAGAGTTATTTGCAGATACCTTAATGTTCACCTCAACAATAAATAATGAAAAGAACCAAGGTGTTGATGTAAAGAATGATTACAGACAATTTGGTATCATTAAAGATCTAAAGCAATATGGTAATGAGCGCGCGTTTGCTAATGTTATTGGAAGTGCATGCTACCTTATTACAGTTGATACAGTCAGTGGGCTTGCTCGCGATACAGTATTGTCTCATTTTGTTGGTTCCTCTAAACGATACTTTGAAGTGGTTGAAGTAGTACCTGCAAGTAATCAAGTGTTAATTCAAAACAAAAATAATCATGATGTAACAACAGGTGATGTATTGACTGATGAAACTTCAGACTTAGACTACGCTATTACAGATTTGACAATTTCCCCCACTATAAATAAATTTAGCGGTGATTTGCTGTACATTGATAATAGAACTTCGGTAAGCTACAGCGAACAACAACTAGTTACACTAAGAACAGTAATCAAATTATAACAGGTAAGAGATGGCGATTAATTTTAACACCGATCCGTACTATGATGACTACAGTGATGCTAAAGGGTTTCACCGTATTCTCTTTAAACCTGGTGTGGCTGTTCAGGCAAGAGAACTAAACCAACTTCAAACAATACTTCAAAATCAAGTATCAAGATTTGGTAACCATGTATTTAAACCTGGTTCAATGGTTATACCGGGCAACATTAAATTTGACAATAATGTTAACTATGTAAAATTACTATCTACCTTTAACACAACCGATATTGATGTTACCAATTATCTTGGCAGAGAGATGATTGGACAGACATCTGGGGTAAGAGCAAAAGTAATTAACGTAGAGCCAGCTACCGTAACCGATCCCCCTACTATTTTTGTTAAGTACTTAGATTCTGGTACCAGTAGAACTGCTACCGCTTTTACTGCAGCAGAAGATATTGCAACTAACGATACAGGAACAGCTTACAGTGCTACAGTATCTTCAACGGGTAAGTGCCTAGGTGCAAGTATCAGTGATGGTGTTTATTTTGTAAAAGATAATTTTGTAAAAGTATTTGCTAATAATATTATTCTTGACAAATATGTATCTAACTCTAATTATAAAATTGGACTTGAAGTATCCGAAACTATTAAAAATAGTGAAGACGACGAGACTTTACTTGACCCTGCTATCAGTACCTTTAATTATTTTGCACCAGGGGCAGATAGATATAAAATTGAACTTATTTTAAGCAAACGAGCTCTTTCTAATACTGCATCATCCGATAATTTTATTGAGCTACTCCGCGTTGTAGATGGTTCTGTAGTAGACATTGTAAATAAACCTGGTTATAATGTATTACAAGATGAATTGGCGCGCCGTACTTATGACGAGTCAGGAGATTATACAGTAAAGCCGTTTAATCTTAAATTTATTGAGCATGCAAAGTCAGTAACTAACCCTGATGGATTCCTTAACGGTAACGAGGGAGCCAATGTAAGTCTTGCATTTGCTGTTTTATCACCAGGTAAAAGTTATGTTAAAGGTTATGAAGTAGAAACAATATCTAATAGATATCTTTCTTTTGCAAAACCTAGAAATACTGCTAACGTTAACAATGCAGTAGTTAGAACACCTATAGGTAATTATGTAGAAGTAATTAACCCCTATTCAATTCCTAATTTTACTTCTAATTTAATAGATGTAAATTTGTATAATCGATACACAGCAACTCCTGGTACAGCGGCTGGTACTTTGGTTGGTAATGCTAAAATTAGAGGATTTGTGTCTACAGCCAGTAACGCTATGCTATCAACATCTACGTTTAATGCGTTTTTATTTGATGTTAATATGGCATCAGGTTATACATTTGGACGTGATGTAAAGCAGCTCTATCATGCAAGCGTGTCAGATACCGGGTATGTGTCTACTGCTTTTACTGCTAACATAGTACCAACTACAAATACTACCGTTACAGGTTCTGTAACTTTAACAAATGCCAGTAATGCAGTTACTGGGGTAAATTCTGTATTTACAACCGATCTTAAAGTCGGGGACTATATTAAATTCAGTTCGGATACATCTAACTCGTACCGTGTCGCTACAGTTACCTCGGGTAGCGCTTTAACTATAGATAGAGTTTATCCTTTATCTAATGTATCCGGTGTTAATGCTACCCGTGACCAATCAGTGCTTATTGATAATAATCTATCAACTTATATCTTCCCGATGCCGAACAAGGTAATACGAGAACTAAGTGATATTACAATCCGTACCAGAAGAGTATTTTACGGTACGTTATCAAGTAATATTATTGCATGTTCTACTGCTGTAGGCTCAACGTTTGCCTCTAGAACAGATACAGACTATTTCGCTGTAGTAGTGAGTGGAGGTAATGCTGGTAAAATTTATAAAATTGCATCTGGTAACTTTGCATTTACAGATTCACCTGCTAATAGAAATGTTAGCATTAACTTAAGTAGTTATGGCTTGACTAATGAAGATGTTTTAATCTATACAACTATTATTAAAACCGATCCAACCGCTAAGACCAAAACTGTAACATCAAGCTCTGTAACCTATACTACGAGTACAGATTGTCAAGCTACTGTTGTTTCATTAGGCGTTGCTGACGTTTATGAAATAGCTAACGTAAAGATGTCAGCCAATGTATTTGGTACAGCATACAGTGAAAGTAATGCATTTGATGTTTCTGATTATTATACATTAGAGACAGGGCAAACACCAACCTATTACGGTATTTCTAAAGTTAAATTAAAGCCTGGTAAGCCTACACCAACAGGTCCTATACAGATCAATTATAATTATTATGCTCACGGAGCAGGTGATTACTTCAGTGTAGAGTCATACCCGACCTATGAAGCTATTCCTGTATTTAATGACAACGGTACCACATATGACTTAAGAGATTCTTTGGACTTAAGACCAAGAATTTCTAATGATGGAACAAACTTTAAAAATACTGGTGCAGTAAGGAATGAATTCTTAGATTACGCTAATGATTTTTCTACAGACTACTCTTACTACCTACCTAGAATAGATAAAATTTATCTAACCGGCGACGGAAAGATTACTTATAAAGAAGGTAGCAGCAGTCTTAATCCTGTTGAACCTCAGGCCCCTTCTGATGCAATGTCCTTATATGTGGTTGAACACCCCGCGTATGGCTTTGATATTAATAAAGACTCTACTTTTTATCCTGTAGACCAAAGACGGTATACAATGAAGGATATAGGTAAGTTAGAAAACCGTATTAAGAATTTAGAATATTATACCACCTTGTCGTTGCTAGAGTTAGATACAGCAGTCTTCTCTGTTAAAGATAGTTTTGGATTAGATAGATTTAAAAATGGATTTGTGGTTGAATCATTCCGTGGTCATGGTATTGGAGATGTTAGAAATTTAGATTATAATATCTCAATGGATTTTGAAAAAGGGGAGTTAAGACCAGCGTTTATTCAAAAGAATTTAAAATTAAGTGAAGTAGAACTTTCTGATTCTGGTAGATTAGCACAGGGGTATGTTGTTAAAGATAACCGAGTGGCAATGCTAAACTACAGTGATGAAGAGTATATTGTTAATAGTGTTTCTAGTAGCACTGAGAGTATTAACCCCTACGATAACTTTACATTTGCAGGTTCTTTGACTCTTTCACCTTCTGGTGACACATGGTACGACCAGACAACTAAACCTCTTATTTACAAAGATGATAATGGTACGTATGATACATTAATACCTGATTCTGTGGGTGAGGCTACTTACGGTTCTATTTGGAATTCATGGAAGCAAGTTTGGTACTCCCCTACTAATACAGATAAAGTAAAAGCTATTGAAGGGGGAGCAGTTATTACAGAAGCCAGCGTTACCGGTAGTTCTACCAGTGTTGTATTTCCATATGTAAGAAATATTTCAATTAAGTTCACTGGTAATAAATTAAAACCTAATACTAAATTATACGCGTTTTTCAATGAGTATAATGTTACTGATCTCTGCAACAGCCCTAACACTACAGCTAGCGTTGTGGCGTCGTTTGTCTCTGGAGAAAAAAATCAATCTAATATTATTACAGATGCAAAAGGATACATTTCTGGTGTGTTTAATTTTGACGTTGCTTCTTCTGGTTTAAAAATTCCAGCTGGTAAAATTAATTTTAGATTAACAGACTCTTCTACCAATGGTTCAAATAAAGAAACATTTGCCGATGCTATTTTTAACGCTAACGGTACTCTTTCTAAAGTTGAGCCTCCAAGGGTCACTTATACACCCCCGGCAACATATACTCCAAGCCCTTCAAGTCCAACTGTAATAGTAGGCGAAAGCACAGGAGGCGGAGGGGGCACAGACGGAAGTACTGCTTATACTACCAGTACCACGCGAGGTTTCGCTGAATACGCTGCAGCCTACTTAAAAGGGGTAGATGTTAATAAGCTAAGCTCTGCGGACTTAGCAAAATACGAAGGGTTTTACAAAGCTGCATTAGTAAAGTCAAATGTTCCAGAAGCAACATTCACAACTCAAATAGCAACTGCACCTCTTGCAGCTTCAACGTATAGAACAGGGGCTAACGATAAGTACGATTTTAATTCTGGTAATGATTATGCTATTACACACACTGCAGTAGCAAATCAAGTATTAGGAGACGGTACCTTGCTTAAAGACTATAAGACCGCTACAAATATTCTTGAAGTAAGAAATAGTACTACTAATGATTTATTTATTGCAGATGTAAAAAAAGCTGTAGGAGATCCTTATTGGACTGCTGTTGTTATACCAGTATACGAAGGTACAAGGGCGGCTATTGCTGATATAGTATATACCACAGTAGGATCGGGAGTTATTGATAATAGTCCAAACGGAGTTACAAAAGATATGCAAGCATTCTGGGATGCAGGGGTAGCTAATGGTTCATTCCCTGTAACAGATGCAGGTATAGCTAAGGCTATCGACGCATATGCTGCCGCTCTTACCTTGGCTGTCATAGAAGCTCCTGCAACTAATAAAGTAGTTGCAGCTGGAGCTGCTGAGGGACTTAGTGGAACAACAACAAAAATAGCAGTTTAAGGCTGATTAACAAATGGCAACAAGTTTAAATGGTGATGGTGGAATAGGTCTAAGCGGGTACACAGATACTCTCGCTCAGTCTTTCTTTGTTGATAGAAATCTTTTATTAACTAAAGTAGATATTTATTTTAGTGACAAGGATGCTGTACTTCCAGTTGAACTATCAATAAGAAAAGTTGAAAATGATAAACCGAGTGCAAATGTTATATCTAATTCTGTAGTAGTAGTAGATGCTAGTAATATAACTACCTCTGCAAATGCTAGCGTTGCAACAACATTTACATTTCCTGTACCTATTAGATTAGACTCCGGTCAGTATTGTTTTGCTTTGTCTTCGGATACAAAGAAATATCGTGTATATGTTGGCCAGATAGGTGGTGAAGACGTAACAACAGGTTCTATTATTTCAAAGAACCCGTACAGCGGCGTTATGTTTATGTCTACCAATGGCATAAACTGGTCTATTGATCAAACCAGAGACATTAAATTTAAACTTTATCGGGCTAATGTAACTTCTACAACTGCAACTGTAGATTTTGTAATGGCTAAAAATACATTTTCAACACCCTTTATTACGGTTCTTGAAAATGATCCTTTCCAGTCATTTAACAGTGTATCAACGGTTAGAGTTAATCATAAGAAGCATGGGTTTCCATCCAGTGCTTACGTAAAGTTTAATGGGCTTGCAGGTGAATTTAATTACACTGTTAATGCTACATCTAACACAAATACATTTAACAGTATTCCAGTTAATTTGCTGGCAAATACATATTTACAAGTGAGTAATATTACTTTAGATAGCTATACGGTTGATATTAACGCAAACGCTATGGTACTTGCTAATATTACAGGAGGCCGATTTGGAAGATCTGGTATTACCTCTACAACTTTATTGCCTTTTGCAGCTGTTTATCCTTCTGTTGGTACCGAGACACCTCCTAGAACCAATATTAATTACAAATTAAAAACTACCGATAGTAGTTTTACAGTCGGTAATTTTGAAGATATAAGTGCCGATACAAAAGAATTTTCTGATACCAGAATTTTAGTTGATTCTAAAAATAGAACTACATCGATGAGTGGAGCAGAGAGTTTCACTTATCGGGTTACTTTAGCTTCAAGTGATCCTTATGTAACGCCTATGGTTGATACTTCGTTTGCAAGTGCTGTCTTTGTTACACCTGATATTAATTCACCTTCGACTTCAGATAACTTAAATGTTGATCTAGTCACTATTGCAAGTGCTAATACTAAGATCTCTTTCTCTGCAACCGGTAATGTATCTGTTGGTGGTTCATTAGAACAGGCAAATGTTAAGACCATGGTCCCTGGTGCATATGTTACTATTACCAATGCAGGTGATCCAACAAATAACGGTACGTTTAGATTGACCGCCGTATCTAACAGTGGAACGTATTTTAATATACCATCTGCCAATGTGGAGCCCCAGGGTAATGCAATTACTATTGTATACAGACCAAGGTATATTTCCGATGAAGCGGCATCTGGAAGCAGTACACGTTCAAACTATGTAACCAGAAAAATTGATCTAGCAACCCCTGCAACCGGCCTACTGGTGCGATTTGCAGTCAGTCAACCGGTTGGTTCAGATGTAGAAGTTTATTATAAATTACAGAGTGGTAATGAGGCGGCAGGATTTGCAAATAAAGAATATACCCAGGTATCTTTAGGTACTATAACTAATACAGTTGATGGTCAGTTTGTAGATGTAGAAAAGTTTATTGATAGTCTTTCATCCTTCAACGCTTTTGTACTTAAATTTGTACTTAGATCCTCTAGTATTGCCGCTTACCCCAAGGTTAAAGACCTAAGAATTATTGCTCTAGAATGATTAATAATGTATTAAAAGTCAGGGATCACCCTACTCTGTATAGAGATCCTAATTCAAAAGCTATCTTGGTCGTCGATCAAGTAGCCAGGCAGAACTATATTAATCAAAGAACTCTAGCTCAGAAGACAGCTAATTCTACTGAAAGTCTAGAAAAAGAAATGTCTAGTATGAAGCAAGAACTCGGTGAACTTAAAGATATGCTTCGTACTTTAATCAGTCAATCTAAGACAGATAAATAAACAATAAATATTCAAAGAATACTGTAAGGTAATTACATGGCAACGATACTCTTAAGAACCGCTAATTCGATCTCTAGTCCAGGGTCTACCGTCAAAGGTACCCCGCTGACTAATTCGGAAGTGGATAATAACTTTTCTAATATTAATATTACGCTTGGAGTTCTGTCTAATTTAAGTACGACTGCTAATGCCAATTTGGTATCTGCAATTAACTCGATTACATATGCAGTTGGTTCTAGCGGTAACGTTCTAACTAGTAATGGTTCTGCGTGGGCGAGTACATCGTTACCAGCCAGTGGTTTGTCATATGTAGTTAAGTCTGCAAACTATACTATTAATAATAACGAAGGTGTTCTAGCTAATACTGCTCCTGGTGCATTCACCATCACCCTCCCTGCTTCACCTGTAGTAGGTAATCAGGTGGTGATAGCAGATTCATTTGGAGTTTTTGGTGCTAACGCAGTAACTGTCGCCAGAAATGGTTCAACTATTGAAAATGCAGCAGAAGATCTAGTATTGGATATCGATGGTGCCAGTGTACAGATGGTATACTCAGGTAATACTTGGGATGTATTTGCAACGATTGGAGGTAGCGGGGGTACAGCAGTTACATTAACTGGTACACAGACTATTACCAATAAGACGCTGACTGCTCCAGTTATTAATAGCGCAACTGGTACATCTTTAAATATGGTTGTTGGTAGGATTAATATTACCGATGAGACAGCATCTGTATCAACCTATTACCCCATGTTTACAAGTAGTAATACTGGTGGGTTAAGTGCAAACGTTTCTTCAACCAAACTTACGTTTACCCCCTCTACAGGCACTTTAGTATCAACAGATTATAATTCATCCTCTGATATGACGTTAAAGCAAGACTTTACCCCTATTAAAAACCCGCTAGATATTATTAGTCAATTAACAGGGTTTGGTTTCACCTGGAAAGATAGTAAAGAAAAAGCATTCGGCCTATCGGCTCAAGAAGTTGAAAAAGTAATACCTGAAATCGTCAAAAATAGACCTGATGGTACCAAGGGTATTAATTATATGAACCTTACTGCCTTCTTAATTGAAGCAATAAAGGACCTAAAACAAGAAATTACAGAGCTTAAGAAGCATAAATAATAAGCACTTAAGCCGAGTTCAACAAAAGGAGCGAAGATGGCAATTAAAGTAGGCGGCGTCACAGTAATTGATGATGCACGTTTTTTCACACCCAACAACACCACGGTATCTAACGTACTTACAACCACAAAGATTGTAGAATCCATTGTGGCTATTGGTAACACAGGTACAGCGGCTAATATTAACTTATCCCAAGGCACATTATTTACCGCTACCTTAAACGGTAACGCTACATTAACAATTATAAATCCTGGTACAGTATCCTCATTTACATTAATTCTAACTAATGATGCAACCCCCTCTAGGTCAGTTGCATTTGCTGCTTCTGGAGGATCATTTAAATACCCAGGTGGTTCAGTAACACGTACAACTACCGCTAATGCTACTGATATTTGGTTTTTCTTTACCCCGAACGGTGGGACGACGTATTATGCGTCTATCCCAATGGCTAATCTTTCTTAACTAGGAGCACACAATGGCTTTAACAACTGAACAGCAGAATGCAATTGATTTTACAGATGCAAATGACGCGGGTCGCCGCGCGCATGAAATTGCAATTGATGCAAATCGCCGCGCACAAGAAACTGCAACCGATGCAAATCGGCGCGCGCATGAAACTGCAATTCAAGCAAAACAAATTAAACTTGAAGCCATTCGTTTGGCTAAAGAAACTTTGCTTGAGAATGCACGCAGCAAACCTATTGATTCCCGTGATGTATCAGCAGCAGACATTACCAGTTTTGCCGTTGCGTTAGTTGCTGCTGTTAATACTTGATGGATTCTTTTGCATACTTTCCAAGTATGGTATATCGGGACGAGCGCCCGGAGTGGGTGGGGTACACCCTTCAAGTTATTCAGAAGTACTATGACGTTGCGCAAAATGGTACCCCCTTAGCGCAAACGGGTAATATGGCAAACGACCCAGATTTAAAATTTTTGGTTGATTATTTGGGTTTAGTATCAGATATGATTTTGCGTCAACAAGGTTATGACATGGACAAATACGAGTTGTATGTGTCCGGTTTGTGGGGGCAAGAGTTTAAGTGCAATGGAGGCACAAACGTGCATGTACACAAACATAGTCAAATTTGCGGTTGGTTGTTTTTAGAAACACCGGAAGGCGGTTCGTACCCCGTGTACTATGACCCCCGTATGAACAAACCGATGGTGGAATTAGATTTTGTACAAAGTGAAGAACTTACAAACGCTTCTTCACATGTTCATTTTGCAAACGTTAAACCCGGTACTGTATTAATGGCAAATTCTTGGATGCAACACCAACTGACTCCTAACTCTGTAAACGCACAGACTAAATCCATTCACTTTATTGTGTCCCACAGGGAACGAGCATGAATTATTTGATGATACCATATTCTACAGCAATAGAACCGTTTGTTTGGTGGCAAGGTGCATTTACTGATTCAGAATTAGATTGGTTGCAAAATAAGGCTAAAAACGCTACAGCCAAGGCACAAGTTGGTGGCGGCCGTGTAGAACCGGAAATTAGGCGGTCTGAAGTGGATTGGCTACCATGCAACCCTGATACTGAATGGGTGTTTAACAAATTTGCAGAAATTGGTGCAAAACTAAACGCAAAGCATTACGGATTTGATTTAACCTGTTTTACCAAAGAATTACAGCTAACAAATTACAATCAAACGGAAAATGGTATGTATGGGTGGCATCAAGATTATGGTGCGGGCGAGAGTCGCAAACTTTCTATAGTCATGCAGTTGTCAGATCCTTCAGAGTACGAGGGGGGCAACTTACAAGTAATGACAGCGAGGGAACCAATTAATGTACGTAAACAACGTGGATTAATTACTGTATTTCCATCGTATACGCTACATCAAGTAACGCCGGTTACACAAGGAACCCGTCAATCCCTTGTTGCTTGGATATTGGGGCCAAGATTTAAATGAACATTATAGAACCAGAAATTAAAGATTTTATTGGTATATATACAAATGTATACCCTAAAGGATATTGCCAGCATGTTATTTCTGAGTTTGAGCGTCTGCAACACACGGGGGTAGCACTTACACGCAAAGAAACAGACAATTCACATAAACATGAAAAAGATGATTTTCAAATATTTATGAACCTGCAAAATGTAGCTGATAATATAGAATTGTTTAATAGCAATCCCTGGGTTCCGGGCAACCCCGTGCCAGAAATGTTTTTTAAAGGTTTACAACATTGCTTTGAACATTATGCTGATAAGTTTTCTATTTTGCGTAGTTCTGGGCGACTACGTGGTACTGTAATGAAAGCGCAAAAAACTGTTTCTGGCGGGGGTTATCATATTTGGCACGCAGAGCACGGTGGGGACGACAAAGCACCCAGAGCGCTCGTGTATATGCTGTATTTAAATACAATTCCTGCTGAAGCTTATGGCGAAACTGAATTTTTGTACCAAGAACGGCGCATTGCGCCCGTTGAAAATACTATAGTTATTTGGCCTGCGGGCTATACACACGCCCACAGAGGTAATCCTGTGTATGGCGATGTTGCAAAATACATTATTACTGGGTGGTTTTATTATGATTAACTTTAACTGGAGGTAAACATGGCTATTGGTTCTTCAAAAATTGGTGTTCTTGGCGGTAAGTATGTTGCCCCCGCTGGTTGTCAAACTTTTAATACGTCTGGCACATTTACTGCCCCTCAAGGCGTGTACTTGGGAGCGGTTGCCGGTACTGGAGGTTCTGGAAACTCTGGAGCTCCCGGCAATGCTGGGAGTACTGGTAACACAGGTCAGTATGCTGGCGGAGGCGGAGGCGGCGGTGCTGGGGGATGGATAACCCAAACTTGGTGTACTACTTATGGTTATTGCCCACCATCTGGCTCTGTTGCCGTCACGGGTGGCTGTCCTGGAAGCCCGGGCGGGGCTTCCCAAAATGGCGCTACTGCACCGGGAGGCCGTAGCCAGTCAAACCCCGGTTATAATGGCCCTTTATCGGGGAGTACAGGGCCAGCAGGGTGTCCCGGTAATAGTGCTGGCAGCGGAAACGCAGGGGCTTCGGGAAATACTGGGACTGCATCAACAGCGGTTTCTAAAACTTTTGCCGCAGGTAACGGAGGCACAGGTGGTAACGGAGGTGCAGGTGGTAACGGAGGTGCAGGTGGTACAGGTGGTGCTGGAGGAAATGCGGGAAACTCAGTACGATCTCATGGCAATGCCGGGCCACTAGGAGGCACAAGAACTCCCAGTTCTGCCGGAAACACCGGTTCCCCATCATATAGTGGTGGTGGTGCTGGTGGAGCTGGTGCCCCCGGCAATGGAGGTTTTAACCCGGCGGTCCCGGGGTCTCATGGCGGCGCAGGTGGCACTGGTGGTGGGGGACAAGGCGGCTCACCCGGTAACGCGGGTAGTCCAGGCAACGCGGGCAATGCAGGCAACGCAGGAACAACGGCAACATATAATTGTGTTGTTTTGGTTCCTGGCCAAAGCTACCCTGTAACTGTTGGCACTGGGGGACAAGTTAAAATTTCATGGAGTAAGCAATGAAACGTACAGAGCATCAAAAGACGGTTGATGCGATTAGAGAAGAGCAAGAACTTACCCGCATGCGACGTGAGTTTGAGCGGTCTCGGTCCATCACTGTTGGCACAGCTTTTGGCGGTACAACAGAAATTTCAATGAGTGGTGACAGTGGGAGTTTATGGTGCGTCATGCAACCCGTAGAAGTCGTGGAGCTAATTCACCAACTTGCAGCAAATGTGGGTTGTCATATACACTTACAACCACGCGACGATTTTTCAACCTGGCGCAATTGGCGCGTACCGGAAAATGAAAAACAGTTATTAGGTAATCAGCCGCCGTTTTCAATCCAACCGCCGTTTTCAAACCCCGTAATTATGGCGCACGATTTTGCGCCAAAACCCCCCCCCAGCGTAATTGCTGCAACCTTAAAGGAACAAAAAAATGATGTGGCAACTAAAAAAACTATCAACCGGCGAAACGTTAAATCAACCTCAAAGTCTTCCTGAAAATTGGGGGCCAATCTTTGGTTTAGCAGGTATCCAAGACCGGCTTGGTGATTTATCTTGGCTTGGAGAAAACTATATTGACCAAGGGTGGTTCATTGTGGGTGAGTCTTCTGTTGACCCTTCACAATCTACACAAGCTGAAATAACTTGGGATAGAGCTAAAAAAATGCTGGCAGAGTCAGATTGGTCAATGCTTTCTGATGTACCCATGACTACAGGAGATAAAGCTTTGTGGATTGAATATCGCCGTGCACTGCGTGAAGTGCGTTTACAAAGTGGTTTTCCTTCCGATGTTCAATGGCCTGCAGTACCTGAGTGAACAACTATTTAATTCGTTTTAACAAGACTCGGGGCCAGCCCGGCCGTGGGACTGACTTGCATGTATGGCGAGTATTTGAAAACAACGTAGAGTACTTAGCTGCAGAAGTTAAGATTAACGTGCCATCTTGGAGTGAGCAGTCTGACGGACCTGACTGGAACATTGCATGTCAAGGATTCATGCAAATTGATGAAGATAGCGGCACGGTAACAATTTCTGAAAAAGTTGTAGAGCTTAAACCTTCCCGAACATGTGATTCTTGCACTAAGTGCTGTCAAGGGCATTTAACCGGTACGGCGCATGGACACGACTTTCAGCCTGGCAAACCTTGCTTTTTTGTAGGTGAAAAAGGCTGTTCAATCTACGCAGATCGACCCGCAAGTCCTTGCAAAAGCTTTAAGTGTGAGTGGTTAGCGGGAGACTATTTACCGATGTGGATGCGTCCAGATTTAAGTAAAGTTATCGTGGTTCGTAGAGAAATAGAAGGTGAAGAGTGGATAACCGTTAATGAAGCTGGTCAAAAAATAGATGCTGCGGTGTTGTCTTGGATATTAATTTGGGCGGCAAATAATAAAAAAAATGTCCAGTACGAAGTTGATGGTGGGTGGAATTGGATAAAAAACGACTACCGCTTGAACGAATATAGTTAAAATAACTTCTCTATCTTTATAAAAGGGCCTCAGGGCCCTTTTTTTATAAATATAACATTATAATAGAGGAATAAAATGGCGGCAGTCTCAAATCTTGCAATCGACCAAGGAACAACTTACAGTGTTACTATTACTGTAACTGATGATACGGGTTCGGCCAGGGATTTGACCAACTATACCGTTCGTTCCCAGATGAGAAGGTCATATTATACAAATTCAAATGTGGCATTTTCAGCCAATATTGCCAGTCCTACCGATGGCACGGTCTCACTTGATTTAACCTCTACACAAACTAGTGCCCTTAAACCCGGTAGGTACGTTTATGATGTCGAATTAGTTTCCAATGTCGCAACAGTTGAAAGACTTGTTGAAGGAATCGTCACCGTTTACCCAGAGGCTACAAAATAAATGGTAGTCACAGTCAGAACTACTAACAACATATCTGTAAATCAAGGTTCAAGAGCAACCGGGAGTATTACAGTTACTAAATCAACAGGTGGTAAGCTACAATCGTTAGCTGATGTAAATACTACCGACTTACAAGATGGTTATACTATTATTTACGATACAACTACTAACAAGTGGGTTTCACAGCCTATTTCTGCCGGTGTTGTATCTGTAACAAGCGTGGATGGCGGAACGTACTAAAACAATAATAACTAGGAACCACGATGGCAACCACAATTCAAATTAAGCGCTCAGGTAATGTAGCAGCACCAGCTACAACCGATTTACTTGAAGGCGAATTAGCCTATTCCTACGATAAAAGTAATAATGGCGATCAAGCTAAATTGTACATTGAGGTACAAGATGCAAGCGGTAATGAATACATTCATACCATTGGTGGTAAGTATTATACATCTAAGGTAGATGCAGCTACTAACCTTCGTACTGGTAGCACAATCGTTGCACGAGATTCAGCAGGTGACTTTTCTGCCAACGCTATTACTGCCACTACATTTTATGGTAATATTGTTGGTACCATTAACGGGGTTGCAGCATCTGCAACTAAATTAGAAACAGCCAGACGAATCAACCTGGGTGGTGACTTACAAGGTAATGTATTATTTGATGGTACCCAAGATGTTACCATTATTGCAAATGTAATCAGCAATTCCGTTACCCTGGGTACAGATACCGTTGGTGACTATGTTGCCAATTTAACAGCTGGTACTGGTGTCACCTTATCCGGTCAAGCTGGTGAGTCTTCTAACATTACTGTCAGTATCGGGCAAGCTGTTGGTACATCTGCTGATGTTACTTTTAATACTGTCACATCAAGATTGTATGGTCAGGCAAATACTGCCACCGCCTTGCATACCGGTAGATACATTAATTTGTCTGGTGACGTTACAGGTTCTGCTTATTTTGATGGTACGGGTAATGCAGATATTTCTGCAATTGTTATTCAGGCAAATTCCGTTGCATTGGGTACCGATACAACAGGTAACTATGTTGGCAACGTTACATCAGGTAATGGTATTATTGTTTCTGGTACCACTGGTGAAAACTGGACTCCTAATTTAACGCTATCAGCTACTGGGGTCACTGCTGCTACATACGGTGGTGCAACCAATATTCCAGTGTTTACAGTTGATCAGTGGGGTAGACTAACTTCTGCTTCTAATGCAGCTATTTCTACATCGTTTACGTTAGCTGCAAACTCTGGTACCCCGGATACATTCAACAGTGGCGATACACTCAGAATTACCGGTGGTACAGGTATTAATACCGTTGTATCTGATAATACTATCTCAGTATATAATACTGGTGTTACGTCTTTATCTGGTACTGCCAATCAAATTAATGTCAGTGCATCCAATGCATCTGTTCAATTAAGTTTACCTGATGATGTTGTTGTTAATAATAACCTAACGGTTCAGGGTAACTTGTTTATTCGGGGTACTGCAACTACCCTTCAAACTACCACCGTTAGTATAAACGATTCTTTAGTTAAATTTGGAAATGCTAATCCAGGTAATTCCCTTGATCTTGGCTTTTTCGGTGAGTATGTTGAAGGTGCTACAGTAAAATACTCCGGTCTTTACAAAGACCATGCAGACAATAAGTTTAGAGTATTTACCGGTTCTACCGTTAATCCTACTGGTAATGTAATTAATACCTCTGATGCAGGGTACACAATTGCATCCTTGGTAGCCAATATTACTGGGGGTACAGTATCGGGGTTGACTGCTAATATCGCTGTTGGAGATGGAGGTACTGGTCGTGGTACATTTACTACTAACGGTATTTTGTTCGGCAATGCTACAGGTGCACTAAGAGTGACTGCAGCTGGAACATACGGTCAAGTATTACAAGCAGGCTCTGATGGTACACCGGTATATGGTGGTATAGACGGCGGAACATACTAAAAAACTTGCTATAAATATATTATAATTGTATTTTTATGAGGTGATTATGGAAGATCAGAGTAAGTTTTTTAATGTTATTATAGACAGAACCAATCAAAAATTAAATTCATTCCAGGCACAGGTCATCGTTCTTGAGTCACAACTTCAGATGGCTAATGACGAGAGAGACATGTATAAAAAATACGTGGAAGAGTTACCTGCTTTAAATTTAAATATTGAAGAACATAATAAATTAAAAAACGATTACACGTTATTAGAAGCCCAGGTTCAATCAGTTTTAGAAGAGCAAGAAAAAAGACATCAAGAAGTTTTGAATAATTTAAATCTACAGCTTCAAGATACCTTAAATGCAAATTATGAGCATATTGAAAAAATAAAAATATTACAGTCTAATAATAGTAACGATACAAGATTCATTCGCGATCAAAACGAAACTTTATTGCAAGAGATAAGAAGACTGAAAGCTGAAATGGCTGAAATGTCAACAAGGAAATAATGGCAACAGAAATTCAACTAAAACGGTCTTACTTATCCGGGCAAATCCCAGGTGCGGCTAATGTTTTGGTTGGAGAACCAGTACTTAACCTGGTTGATAGGGTGTTGTATACCAAGGATAACAGCGGTAATATTGTGGTTATTAGTTCTGGTAATGCCTCTACTATTGCATCTTTGGCGTTTAATGCTGCCAATGTGGCGGCTGCATACACCGTTGCCGGGGTTGCTGGTAACGTCTCAAACATTCAATTGGCTTCCGGAATTACATCTTCCGGGTTACTAACAACAGCCAATATCTCTGAATTAACCAACCTCTATTTTACTAATGCTAGGGCAAGAGAATCTATTACCATTGCCTCTGGTAATGTAAATGGTAAGGGTTCTTACGATAGTGCAACCGGCGTTATATCAATTAATGCCGCCAATGTAACTGTTTCTTCTTCTGCTCCAACTAATCCTTATGTAGGTGATCTGTGGATTCATGCAGATACTGCTGTTGAATATCTATTCTTTGGTGACGGGGATACATTTCAATGGGTTGAACTCGGAGAACCAAGTACAGGCAGTTTAGGATCTACTGTAGCTGGTGTTACTGGAAACGTATCTAATGTTCAATTGGCGTCTGGTATTTCTCAAACAGGAATATTAACGACAGCTAACGTTACCGAGGTAAACAATTTATACTTTACTAATGCAAGAGCTGTTGCTGCCTTAACTGCCGGTCAAAGTATTACTATTGATGCCAATGGTAGAATTAATTCAACTGCCACCGGGGGTTCTTCTACCTACAGTGATTCTAACGTGATAATGCTAGGTTATGCAACGAACGCCAATGTTGCATTAAAGGCCAATGTTGCTGATCTTAAGACAGCCAATGTAGCCGAATTAACTAATTTATATTTTACAAATGCAAGAGCAATTGCTGCTGTTACTAATACTTCCTTAAGTAATTTAACAGTTTCAGGTAATGTTATCGCATCTAATTTTGTTGGTAATATTTCTATTACTGGCAATGTAGTTGGTACTAGCGCAAATGTCTCATTAGTTGCTGGCGCATATACTGCAACATTTAATAATACTGGTAACTTAACTATCCCTGGTAATATTATCGCAACTGGTGCTTTTGTTGGTAGTGGCTCTAGCCTAACTGGAGTTGCCTTAACAACAACAGGATCATGGACAGTGACTACCGGAACAAATACTTACAGCATCACAGTTCCACAAAACGGTACATATCAAATATGGGTTAGGGGTAGTATTCCCAATGGGATTATTGCATACAATGCCACTGCTACAGTAACCAACAGCAATGTACCAGTGGTAGGTCAGCATTTTGCTTGGGTCTACAATGGTGGAGGAACGCCTATTGACTTTACCAGCATACCCAATCAGTTCATAGGAACATCAAATACCATTGTGCGATCTAGTGTTGCTCCCAGTGCAACTACCAATAGATTTGACTTTGGTATTAACAATTCCAGTGGATCATCTCAAACAGTATATTGGGGTTATGTCGCACTATGATCATACAAGGTGTTTCTCTTAATGGGGTAACCGTGATTGATATGGTTACCCCTACTTTTGTAACATCTGGATTACAATTATATTTAAATGCTAGTAATTCAACTAGTTACCCTGGCACCGGAACAACCTGGACTGATTTAAGTGGCAAT